ACAGGGGGATGTCATTCACGTCACGTAAAATGGGTGTAGCTTACAGATACGAAGACACCGTTATTGAGATAACTCATTACAAAGACGCTGTATTTCATAAAAAAGTTACTCACGGAAACGATATCTGGGTATTCTCTTATTTCCACAACTACCCTGCGATTATTGACAAACTCCTTGAATGGCATTTCGACATCTACGGACTTATCGAAAGAGGATTAGCAATTGATATTAACGGATTATAAAACTAAAAGAAATGATTAACGAAGTACACGCTATAATTAAAGCAGCCGACCACAAAGCTTTTTATGGAATGGGGCTTTACACTCAATTCACGATAGACTTCTTGCAGGATGCAGAAGACGCAATACAGGATCAAATAGACAACGAAGAGGAGCTTTCACAAAGTCACATAGATTCAATAATCTACCAAATTGATTGCATATTAGACATCGCAAAAGAAGGGGAGGATAAAAAGCTTTTTGAAGACGTTAAGAGTAAATTAGAGGAATTATCATGAGCATAAAACTAAAACAAGGAAGGTGCGAGGCAGAAGGGTGCTTGTACGAAGGCCCTTTAATAGCCAGGAAGTGCAAAACACATTATTGGAAGCACCGAGCAGAGGTAAACAAAAAGAAGCCTGAAAACAAGCATAAAACAAATGAGCGAGCAAAGCGCAAAGCAGAGCTAGACAAGTGGTTTGAAAAGCAAATAAAGAAAATCCCAGAATACTGCGAGGAATGCGGAACAAACCTGGGAGGCTGGAGGTTGGTTATGCCCAGAGCTATAATCGCCCACATATTGCCGAAGCGCACAGGCCCTGGAGGATTTCCAAGTGTGGCAACGCACCCAGAGAATAGAATGTATTATTGCCCAGATTGTCACAACGGATATGACAACAAAGGTTGGAGCCACGTAGAGAAAATGAAGTCCTTCAAGAAAGTTAAACGCAGACTTCAAAAATTCTCAGGAGATTTGAGCGAAGAAGAGTTTAATCGAATACCAGAAATATTTAAATTATGACGAAGCGAGAAGTAGTTATGATATGCGAGATGAAATTTGGACTAGGACTTTCGGCAGCAGAGATTTCAGAATACACAGGATATAAATGTTTGGATATTTTTAAAGTCTTGCACGAAGTAATGGAGTTTAAATTCAGAAGCTCGGAAAGCAGAATTATAAAAGGAAGTTTTAAATGTTTTACAAAGTAGACAGGCCGCTTACCGAGCAGCAGAAAAAAGCTGTTGAAAAGCAGAAAAAATTAGTCTCCTGGTTGAGAAGCCAGGAGAATTTGCCAAAGAAGCTTAAATTAGACGTTTGCACGACTTTAAATGATTTAGGTAAGGTTTTGGATACGCACGAAAAAGGAATGCAAAATTCAGCTCCTTTGAGCGTTATTTGGAGGAATTACTATATGAGATTATACCAGATTAAAAAACTTATTGAAAATGGACTTGAAAAAATTAGTGATTAGACGGGATATTTCCGAAAAACTAACCAGGTTAGGAATACACAGGAAAGCAGCATTTTATTGGAAAGGAGAATCCATTACGACGGAGGAAACAATGACGCCGGCTTGGACAATGGAAGAGCTTAGGATAATGATTGGAAATAAATTCCTTTGCCCAGATTTACCAGTACCTAGACCAAGACCAAACGACGGGGAGGAAATAACATTCTACCTTTACACAGCTCAAAGGGGATATGAGTTTAGCAAAGGTTCGGACGCAGCAGGTGAAATGCTTAGAATGCTTATTGAAGAAAGGTCTGTGAAGCCAGAAGATGCAAACAAAAGATATGTCCAGAAATTCGGTTAATTGAAAAAAGTTTCAAAAAAGTTTCAAAAAAGTTTTGAAAATTGAAAAATAAACCCGACCTTTGAATTAGATTCAAACAGAAGGTTTAACAAAAATCAAAACGAAATGAAAAAAGAAGCGGTTATAAGAGCATTTAAGGGATTTTGGTTCATAGACGGAACCAACTACCCTGCGAAGCCAGGAGAAAAAGTAGTATTTACAGCTCAAGAGCTGGTAGACTACGCAAATGAAAACGACATTTGCATAACAAACAAGTACAGCTTAATCGATAAATATTCTAACCAATTAAAAAACTAGTCATGAAAGCAGAATTTAAAAAATACGAGTTCAACACGGAAGACCAACACGGAGATATAAACACTTATAGCATCGAGTGCGCGTCCTTAAAAGAAGCAATCAATTACAAGCGTGAAATAATCGGCAACTCCGTTAAAGGAGAGAAGTCATACGGACATGTAAGGAGGTACAGAAAATGGGAGAACTAAAAAAAGAAGCGGCAGAATGTTTTAAGTCGCACGGAGCAGTCACCTTGGAATTCCACAGGGATAATGCGCCTTCAAACTTTGTAACCTACCAGGACATAGAGGATGCTTTTTACGACATCGAGTTTTGGTGGGAGATTCGAGAAATTTCAATCCATTATTAAAATGAAAAAGAAATATTTAGACCACAAATTTGAGTACGACCCGGTAGAGCAGAAGCCTTACCGGGAAAACTCGAAGGCAGAAATGAAAGCCATAATAGTTGGCTCTTTTATTTGCCTTTTAATACTAATCGCAGCAGCCTGTATATTATTCACAATAGTTACTTTACTCGGAAATGAATACTTATAAAAAACTATATCCAAACGTCTTTGTAGCAAAGTGCGAAAAGCAGCACAAAAAAGGAGATGTAATCACCGTAGTCACAAAATACGGCAAAGAAAATGAACACGTAGTTCACAACTTGGTTCACCAGGGAAAAGACGGAAGCTACTATTATTCGATAACCCGTGTGGACGGATACGACATGAGGGAAAGAGCAAAAAAGAATGCTGAAAAATACAGCAGCTGGGCCGAAGCCAGGGAGCGTAAAACAGACCAATATTTTGAAGCAGCCGAGGAGGGCAAAGACTTTTTAGCATTAGCAGAGCCAATCAAAGTAGGACATCATAGCGAAAAAAGGCACAGAGCTTTAATAGCTAGAAACCACAGGAGAATTGAAAAGGCTATGGAAAACAGCAAGAAGGCAGACGCACATTGGGATAAGGCAGAAGCCTGGAGAAGCCGTGAAAAAGACATCAACCTTTCTATTCCAGAAAGCTTGCCTTATTACAAGGAGAAGCTGAAAGAAGCTGTTGAAAAGCATAAGTTTTACAAGGAGAACCCAGGGAAGAGAGAGCATTCATATTCGCTAACATACGCTAATAACGACGTAAAGAAATTTAGAAAACTGCTGGAGACAGCAGAGAAATTGTGGGGATAATTTGTTAAGTTTGTTAAGATTCCTTTGTTAAATGGGTTAAACAAAGAAGCTGGTAACACAGCGTTAAGCCTGCGGAGTAAAATTCGCAGGCTTTTTATTTGTCAAAATTTGCGTATTTTTGAAACAAATCCAAAACTTTTTTATATGAAAATAACAATAATTTTTAATCTGATTTTTTCAATACTATTCGTATTGAAGCTTGGAGAAACAAAACCGTATTCAGAGTATTCTTGGTTTATAGTATTCCTTCCACTTATTTTATCTGCGTTTGTAAGCGGCATAAGGTGGACTTTCAGGTCTTTGGAAATCGAAGACAGGTTACGCAGGGATTTAACCCAGAGTTATATTCGGAGACTTCAACAAAAAGAATACAAAAAAGCATTAAAGGAAATACAAAATGAGCAAAAGAAAAAGTATTAAAACGCATTTAGTTCCGATTTTAGAGGTTATGCAAAACCCAAAGAACCCACGGAAAATTGACGAGGAAAGCATTCAGAAACTTTGCAATTCCATGAAGGATACGCCAGAGTTGATAAATTACAGACCTTTGGTGGTAGACCGTGAAACAGGGTTATACTTGGTGGAAATCAACGGTGGCTTGCAGCCAGGAAGCTAGGCTGGGAGGAAATACCAGTAGTTTACGCAGATGAACTTTCGAAGGAAGAGCAAAAAGAATTCATAATCCGAGACAACATACAGTCGGGAGAATGGGATGAGAAAATTCTTGACGAAAATTTTAGAGACTTTCCATTGATTGATTGGGGAGTTATAGAGCAGCAGCACATACCCCCGGCAGACGAAAGAGAGCAAGACAAGTCAGATTTGGAGGAAGCAAAAAAAATCTATGACAACGCCAAAATAAAGCAAATAGTTGTTTTTTATAACACAGCCACACACGAGCGTGTAGTTCAAAAGCTTGACGATTACAGGGAGGAGCATGGTTTAAAAGATAACGGAGAAGTATTAATGAATTTAATCAACAAACATAAGAATAGTAAAAAATGAAAGAACCATTAGCTAAATGGGTCGCAATTAACAAGGTCAAAGAAAACCCGGAGAACCCACGAACAATAACAGAGGAGGAGTTAGACAGGCTTGTTGAAAGTTTGAAAACCTTTCCAAAAATGATTGAATACAGGCCGATATTGGCAGACCCAAAGACGGGTTACATTATAGGAGGGAATCAAAGACACAAAGCAGCCACCAGGTTAGGGTGGGAAAAGGTACCCGTTGTATACATCGAAGATGAATTTAGCAAGGAAAAGCTCAAGGAAATCATGTTAAAAGATAACCTAGATTACGGCGAATGGGATTTCGACATCGTGAAAAACGAGTTCGAAAAAGACGATTTAATATCATGGGGATTAGAAGACGCTAAGTATTTGAGCTTTGAACAAGACTTCGATTTAGACGGGCATGAAGAGGATTACGAAGATTACGAGGAGCATGAGGATTACGAGGAAAACCAAATCAAAAGAATAGTTTTCAACCTTAACGATAGGGATTACAAAGAAGCTTTAGACTTCATAACCCAGCTTGTAGAAAACGGGGAAATAAACAATGCATCAGACTTTTTAATTCAAGCATTAGAAAAATGAATATACTCATAATTGGACAATGCGGAGTTGGAAAAACCTGGGTCATGAAAAGAGTTATAGAAGAGTTTAATTTGACGGAAAACTTTTCAATAGGGAAAATAAAGTACAAGACAAATGGAGAAATAAACGTCATTGGGAAATACGTAGGCCACACTTTCGACGGCAGCGACAGGTTGAGCATGTCAGCAATAACAGATTTGAAAGACTTCCACGAATACAATAAAAACCGAATAAACATAGCTGAAGGAGACCGATTCACAAACAGTAGGTTCATAAAAGAAATGAATCCTAAAATAATACTAATTGAAGGAGACGGAAAGGACGGCAGGGATAGGAGAGGAAGCTCGCAGTCAGACAGGCATTAGAAATCAATAAAGACCAGAGTTGAAAACATAAATCCGCACATATCAGCAAAGAACTCAAAAGAATGTTTTAACATAATTTTAAACATTATAAAAAATGAAAAAGATTGAACTAACACCGAAGGAAATAGACTTGAAAGCATACAGGTCTAGGTCAGCTTTTGAGCAAGATGCAAAGAAGCTAATAGACTTTGATTGTTTGATTACGCAAGGAGGTAAGCCAGTAATTTTATACAAGAAGTTAGATATAGATACATCGGAATTGCGGAAGGCAGTAAGAAGCATACAATATGCAACATCTACCAGAACTAACGGACTAAAAACCACAAGCGCAATATTCGGGTATAGACCCAGGGTTGCGGTAAGAAATGATTATTGCACAGCCACGGCAATGGCAACGAATGACAAAAGAAACCATGGTATAATAGCAGGATTTGCAACGCAGCTCACAGAATATTACGAGAAGTACTTTCCAGAGATATTTGAGATGCACCACCAGGTGGTGGGTCAAAGAGTGAAAGACGAATGGACTATTCCAGGAACTCCATTCACAAGTGGAATAGTAAACAAAAACAACCCACTCAAATACCACCACGACAAAGGGAACTTCAAAGGAGTGTTGAGCAACATGATAGTATTCAAGAGAGACGTTAGGGGAGGACACCTAGCTTGCCCGGAGTTTGACTTGAAATTTGAATGCGCAGACAATACACTTGTAATATTCAACGGCCAAAATATTTTGCACGGGGTAACACCGATTAAATACCTTACAAAGCAAGCATACAGATACAGTACGGTTTATTACTCTTTAGAGCAGATGTGGAAGTGCGATAGCGTAGATGAAGAGCTTATACGGATAAGAGAATTAAAGCTCAAGAGAGAGCTTAAAAGAATCAAAAAAGAAGGAGAAAATAAATAGGGGGCGAAACCATTGCAAAAAGAGTTGAAAAAGCATTGAAAAGACATACTTTGCATAGGAGAGAGGGAGAGAGGAGGCGAGAGAAGCGATGAAATCGGACTTCGTTGAAAACCAATGCTTTGCGAAAAACAAGGGAAGCAAAGAGCAAAAAGAGGGTTCGAGAAGGGTCGAGAAAGGCCACAGCAGGCTCGAATAAAAGGCTTATTTTTACAAAATAGATTTATTAAGATTTGAAACATGAAGAAACCAAAGTTTGAAAAGACGGATAAAGTGACGGTACAGGGTAGTGGAAAGCGTTTGACAGCAGCCAAAAGGGAGGCTTTCAAGAACTACGCAATAGACTTGTATTTAAAGGGTTGGAGCTACCGAAAGATAGCGGATGCCATTGAGGATAAGTTTGCACACCGATTGAGCATGACAGCAGTATCCAGGTATGTAAGAGGAATGATAGAGGAGTGGAAAAAGCATTCTATTTCCAAGATAGACGACTTAAAGACGGTAGAATTACAAAGAATCAACCGATTGGAAGAGACTTTCTGGGATGCTTGGTACAACTCGTTAGAGGCTTACAGACGCATCACAGAGAAACAAAAGGCAGTTCCTTCAAAGAAGGGAGAGAAGGCAGCAGGAGGAATGACGGTCTTGCAAGCAGAGAAGATAATCACAAACAACGAAAACTTCCATGGAGACCCTAGATACTTATCAGGAGTGCAATGGTGCATTTCTATGCGCTGCAAAATACTTGGAATTGAATCACCAGTTGAGTTCAGAGGTATTATAAAAGCAGAGACGAAGCAAACAACGATTTTCAAAACCAGGGATAGAAAAAAACACTAGCTTGTCTCACTTTTGAGACAGAACCCCGTGAAAATCGCTATGTTTGTCTCACTTTTGCGACAAGGCTTATTTTAGAGACATGGAAAAAGAAGCAGAAAAAGAGCGTTATTTGGTTATAAAAGACCACAAAGTGATACATTCGGATGTGTCAACACGGGGGTTGTCAGAATTTATGAAGTTTAGCGGAAACAGCCACCATTGGTATTGCCGAAATTTCAGGAGCCACGGAAACCATTTTTTAGCAATAATAAACAACGAAGTTTACGGATTTCAGAAGGTCGTTATATGAGCAAAGAAGAGGTCGTAAAAGAGTTTTATTTATCAATGCCGCAGTCAGACGTAATGAACGCTAGAACGGCATTGATTTTAGACATGGCCGGCCAGGGTGCAGGAAAGACCGAGAATATTGGAATACAGTCGGGATTTATGATTACGGAGTTTCCAGAGCTCAAAGGGTTTATTGCTGCAAACACTTATATGCAGCTGTCGCAGTCCACATTGAACAAAGCCTTCAAGAGCTGGGAGATGTATTACGGACTTACGGAGTTCGACAAAAAGATAAGTCCATACGGAGATTACGTAATCGACAAAGTTCCTCCATCACACTTTAAAGTCAATGAGAAGCTAAAAAGCTACCACAATACAATATGCTTTTCGAACGGAGCAATCATTTACGTAGGTTCACTTACAGATTACAAAAGCCACGACGGAAAGGAATTTGCTTGGGCACACTTAGACGAAACGAAGGACACCAAAAAGAACGCACTAACGGACGTTATACTAGCCAGGTTAAGACAGTATGGATTATGGATTAAAGAAGGTGGAGAACTACTTTACGACGATAAGATAGGGCCTCAAGAAGCGACGGAAAAAGGATACCGCAGCTGGAACCCTTGTTACATACACACATCGCCAGCAGAGGGTGGAGTGGATTGGAGTATCGAGCTATTCGACTTAGATAAAAACGAAGAGGAAATACGGGAGACTTTAGCAGACCCGTACAAGTATTATTTCAAGCAAGACGAAAGCAAGACAACGGTAATTTACCAGACGTATTGGAATGAAGAAAACTTGCCACCAGGGTACATAAAAGCCAGGAGGAGCCAGTTGAGTGAGAATGAGCAATTGAAGTTTATAGACGGATATCCATTCAGCAAGACAGGCAGCGAATACTATCCATTCTTCCAAAGAAGGCAGCACGTCAAAAGGTTTGATATTACACCAGGAAAGCCAGTCCATTTGACATATGACTTTAACGTAATGCCTTACATTACGCAAATTGCAGCAGAGGTGGAGTATGTGCAGCGGTGGCACAATTCAGAGGATAACAGCAAAACAGACTTTCCAGAGCAAGGCAGGGAGCTGATAGACGTAATGCAGATTAGAGTTTTTAAAGAGTATTGCATGAAGCCACCGTTAAACACAACGGAAGCAGCGGCGGAAGCTTTTAAAAGAGACTTCAAACAATCGGAAACAGATGTTTTTATATACGGTGATGCATCGGGTAAAAACAGGATTACAGGGTTAGGCAGCTTAACCCAATACAAGATAATAGAAGGAAAGCTAGCAGGGTATTTGCCAAACAATTGGGATAGGGTACCCAGAGCAAACGTAGCAATATTGAAGCGTCGAGACTTGATGAACCGAATATTAGAGGGAAAGATACCAGGAGTGGAGTTGATTATCCATGAGGATTGCATTGAAACAATTCGAGACATGGAGTATTTGAAGTTAGGCCCAGACGGTAAGTTCAAGGAGAAGGAGAAAGACAAGAACACAGGCATTAGTTACGAAAAGATTGGACACACATCAGACGCATTGGAATACCTTGTATGTGAGCTTTGTAAACATTATTTGAGTATTTTTTAATACTTTTGATTAAAACAGATAACCATGGAATTAAATTTAGCAATAGAAAAAGCGATAGAACTTGCTCAAACAGGAGAAACCCACCAGGATTATAGCAGAGTGGTGAAGCTTGCCGAGGAATACGAAACCCTTATCACAGGAGAAAACATGGACAGGATGATGAGCCAGTTTGTTCAAAGGGAAAGCAAACATATGTTTGACCAGCGCAAAAGACTTACGCAAGCAATTACACCAGCAGTTGCATCGAGCATTATGAAGCCGTTTTACAAAGTCAGTAGAAACGACAAAGTGAAGAAGCGATTTGATTTTGGAAACGACGCAAAGAACGCAGCAGTAGAAAGTATGGTACAGTCTTTTTACGGCAGCAAAAGACGAAAGAGCCGAGGACTAGACTATTGGTTAAAAACTAGGTTTGTGGAATTATCGTTTTCCGACCCAAACTCATGGGTTGTGGTAGAGTGGGAAGGAGTGGAGGATAACCAGGAGCCAAGCCCATATCCATTTGAAGTAACGGCAAAGGAGGCAGTTAATTTTCATTTCTTCAATGAGGATTTGAAATGGCTTTTTATAAAGCTTAACATAGAATTCGAAA